ACGGAATACAATGTTTCCGATGTAGTAATGTACGGGACCACCATAAAATTGTGAAGATTCTCGTCTCCTGAATGATAGGTGAGTAATCTCAAATCCAGGATCTTCATTTTCAGTTTCAACTAGTCCTTGTGAAATCATAATTAATACCTTGGTGGAATATTATCGTAGTCTAGTGGATTATCCTGCTTTTTCTCTTGCTTACGAAACTTTTTAAGATCGGCAAATAAGTCTTTAATTTGCTTATAAGCATCATTGGCATCTAGTTTCCCTGCCATTTCTGCTGCTACAATATATTCTACTTTTTTGCCAAAGTCAAATAGATGCAACTCAAAATCGGTTTGGTGTTGATATGACATTTAACTCCTCCTTAAAATAAAAATTGTATTTTTGAGTTGATAGATTGTAAGTACTGTAGAAAATCACTATCAAAATACTCTTTGGGATCTTTAGATTTCTTACCTACCACAGGTCTAATATTATGTAATTCTTTTATTCCCCAGTAAAAATCATTATCATTTACACTTGTATCAATATCAGTTAGAGAATAATTTTCATAGTGACCTATTTCTAAATAAGTTTCTATTTTCTTGAGTGTATTTTCTGTGTCGGTTACTATATCATCATAAGATATGTATAGAATTTTATCTCCATATTTGTGGAAAGTATTAGAAATAAACTCTATTGTTTCTCCAACTACACCTTCATTTAACAAAAACAAGGATCGATTAATATTTGTAATCTCTAAATTCCGTTTAGTTAGTTCAGAATCTATAAAATTATTTCTGTCTTTATCTAGTAGATCAATAAATGATACTAAAACTTCTTCTACTGGTCTATATGTACAAATAATTTTTGGATTATTATTAATAACTTCTACAATTTGTGGTAGATTATTCATCCACCCTCTCCACTTATCAATGATGTATTTTTTATCTACATGCTTATACCAAGATTTGACAATAGAATCTGATACATTTATAAATTGTTTTGGATCTACATCAATATACCTATCTGTAATATTCAGATAGACTTCATTGACATGATACAAAAACTCTAATAATCCACTAGTAGAACTTACATGAATATCTGGATTTTGATTTAATATATTACCTAAAACTGTAGTGCCAGTCCTAGGTAATCCAGATAAGAAAAATAGTTTTTGCATAATATATCCAATTAAAATAGGGGCGGAGGGACTCGAACCCCCAACCGCACGGTAATCTGCCGTATACGAAAGGTATAAGCTTTCCGCTCTGCCAATTGAGCTACACCCCCAACATGTATTCTACTGTGGTTGCTACATCATTCATAGCATCACGCAAGTCTGGTCTTTGCCCAGATTCCATTTTAATAATTGGACGGTGATCGTCTACAAGAGTCCACCTCCACTGTTTCATACTTTCGCAATACCAAAGATTAATTTTCATGTTTGGTTTTCTCCAACTTAATCCAATTAAGAAGAGCATTGACTTGCATTCGTTTCTCTTCAGTAAAATCAAATTGCTTATTGAAGAGATAAAAATCTAATGCTTCGATAGCAAGGTCTCTATCTTTTTGTGAAATGAGTGACATAGTAATTCCCGTAGAAGGGGAAGCGGAGTATCGGAATCGAACCGACGACATCTAACTTGGAAGGATAGCGTTCTACCGCTGAACTAACTCCGCAGTGACCCCTCTGTTTGAGCATCGTTGATAGGCTTGAGGGGTGTTCTTGATGGGGCAAGTGTGATATACCTCATAAGGATATAACAGGGACTTACCCTCGGCCCCGAAGGGAGACAATAGCACGCTATTGTCTGATACCTCTGTCTAGGAATTGAACCTAGTTTCCATGTGTGTTGTCCACCCGTCCTTACCAATAGACTAACAGAGGATTGTGGTAGGAGGGGGGAGCATCACCTTAAGCCCCCCTCTTTACTTCACTTGGACACAGAATACTAAGACCAAGGAGAGGTTTTGGTTCCTACATTTGGCAGGAAAGCCTTATGCTGACTTTCCCCCTCGATCTCCTTCTAGGCTATCTGCCTAGCGAGTATCGATGTCGGTAAGAGGACTTGAACCTCCACGAATTACTTCACTGGAACCTAAACCCAGCGCGTCTACCAATTCCGCCATACCGACTTGTGGGAGGAGGTCAATCCTCCCGAGCACATGCACGCCACCAATTTTGATTACGAGAAAATTGGAAACTCGGCGGAGAAAGAATTCCCCATCCGCACCACCAATTTTTTAGAGAAATTGGAAACTCATCGAGGGGGTTTCCCGACCAGGGTTTTTAGCGTCTCTCCATGACGGGCATTAAGGGGATTGACTCCACCAGGATAAGTTTTAAGTCATTCCAGGACTAGGAAAAGGTGATAATATCATCACTCATTCCACCACGAACGCCACTACTAATATAGTTATAATCACCAAAATCAGCAGCGTAATTTGACGAGATATCAAATCTGATACTATCACCTTCGGAAGTTTTAGTCAGATTATATCTGGCACTACCTCGCCAATTTTTAATTGTGCTGATAGTCTCAGAGATATTACGAAGAAGATAAGGATCTTCAGTTTCAGCACCTAGTTTAAGTGCAGTACGAAGAGCATCTTCAGCGCGTTCTAGTTGATACCTCACGGTGTCATTCATCATCGTCGTCTCCTTTAATATAGCATGGAACTCGATCTGGGTCAAGCCATTTAGTGTAATCAAAATCTTCTATTGCTAGAAAGAATTGATTTTCGTTATCGCAAAGATACATGTCTCTGTATCTTCCAGTGTAGGAATCAACTTTCTGAATCCTACAATCGGGTTTCCCATTAATCTCTAGTGTTCCAACTTGAACATAGCGGTAGGGAAACCGCTCCATAACAACAATTGGTTTCTTCATAATGAATAGTTCAATAAGGCGTCTCGGACAGGACTTGAACCTGTGACCAACTGCTTAGAAGGCAGATGCTCTATCCATCTGAGCTACCGAGACAGAAAATCAAACTCCAGATTTTTGGAGTTGTTTGATTTGATCAGCAATTTGTTTTGCTTCACCTAAACGACCTTCACTCGCAAGAGAATGAAGTTGATCAATTAGAGTTTCAATAGTTTTATCCATAACAGTTTGGTGTTCGATCATGAAATCAACCACTTGGACCTCCTTGACTGACTTGTATAGAATAGCATGGGTTGGGTGCCCTGTCAAGCCCCCCTGAAGTAGTCTTTTCGCATGTACCTTCCTAAGATATTAGAGTTATAATACTTAGGAGATCCATCGACAAGAGACTCAGATAGTACATTATTTAGAAACAATTGTTTAGTTTCCTCAAAATTGCACATACCTTTTGTAGTATGTAGCGATAGAATCTCTCTTGTAAAATACTGTTTACCGTACTTTTTAATATCTTCTTTAAGTTCTGGGCAAGAACCATAGTAGTTCTTCCAATCAGATTCTTGTTTGACTCTTCTTTTCTTACCAGGTGGAGTTCTAAAACTCCAGAAGTATTTTCTACCTATGTAAGATCTACCAGTCTTGATACATTCAATACGGTAAACAAACCCAAAATATTCACCTATATCATTTGTTGTGAAAGGTGCTGCATCATATAACCATGGGTTCTCATAATCTAGCATCTAATAACCTCTAATCACTTAAAGGTATTTAGTATATTCCCTGAACCCCTGACAGAGTTATTGTACAGAGAAAAAAAGGGGTTGTCAAGTGGTCTTTGTCACCCGACAACCTTGCGACGACGATATTTGGGTTGCCCCGAATCTATTTATGCGAAGATGCGTCCCCATCCGCTCTTAGGACCGTCAGGAAGCCACCTCTTCTGCAGGACGCTACGAGCATAGACAGCACCCTTTCCGTTGCTCACAGCACCCGTATATCCATCGTTGTGCGATCCATAGGGGTCTTTGACCACATAATCGCCTGTAGGGGTCTTACCCACCACCACGAGCATGTGCCCTCCTGTAGGGGCACTGAGGGATCCCCTATGAAGGATTCCGATCACCACAGGACGACCTGCAGCAAGTTCCCTATCGAGATCCTCAAACCCTAAAGAATAACTGAATGATGACTTAACTCCATAAGAAGATAAGACTCTAGTTTGCACTAGATGATCTGTAGTATCCCCAGTTGCAAATACTTTTTGCACATAAGCATCATCACCTTTAGCACCCTTAAGTGTTCCTGGTTTTAGATACTCAAGTACCATAGCACAAGCAGAACTATTGCAAGTTCTATTTGCATCTCTATAGTTATCTGTCTGTGGGAAGAATGGAACATCAAGTACAGAGGACTTTGGTTTCTCTGGTTTGGTCCTAAATGTTTTAACCCATCCAGATTCATTTCTCATTTCATCTGGTAGTTTAGCAATAAGAATCTTTTCCAGCATTGCTGCTGCTTCTACATGCTTAGGGTTCTTATCATCATAATGCTTGAAAAAATTGTGTAAATCTATAAACTCCATTGTGTATCCTCCTATTGGTTTTCTCCATAAATCTCCTTCGGCTTTACGCCTTCTCAATAATCCTGCTTCTACATTAGATCCAGGATTACGATATAATTCTAATGTTTTAGGTATTGCTTCCCAATTCTTTTCTTTTAGATTCTTAGTAATGCTATTAAAATCCACACTTCCATAAAAATTCGCCCCCAAGTTATACGCAAAACTTAGGAGCGTACCTTTTTGATTTTCATTCATCTCATTCCAATAGGGAATCTTCTGAAGTACAGGAAGAAAATGATTCTTCAACTGAAACTCCAGAAGATCATCAGCATACTTTTGAGTGATTTTTCTTCCGATCTTGAAGGGTTGTCCGTCAAAATCTCTAGTGCTGCCCCAACCGATTGTTATCGGTGGTCCCTTTGTTTTGGGATCTGGATATGCATGTAAGTGACAACCCTCAAAGGTCTTGATTAATTCAAGACCCAATTGAGGTATTTGGATCATAATTGGAATCCTGCAAATGTGTTTTTATCTACATCCTGCTTAATACCACCAATCACATATGACTCAATCTCAGTTTCCTGAGGAGCATTCTGCATTGACTTAGAGTTAAGCCAGTGCTCAGTCCATGGCAGTGGATTATTCTTGGCAGGTACATCATATATAGCAGGCAATCCAATTGCTTTCATGCGACGATTAGCAATCCACTCAACATACTGTGAAAGGAGTTTGGTATTCAGACCAATCATAGATCCATCCTTGAACAGATACTCTGCCCAATTCTTTTCTTCCTCTACAGTACTTCTAAACATCTCAATAATGTTTTCCTTTTCTTCTTCTGCGATGCGAACCATATCAGGATCGTCACCATCCATCCACTTATTCAGAATCTTCTGAGTAAGAACTAGGTGTTGGGATTCGTCTCTGGCGATGAGGGAGATGATTTTGGCACTTCCTTCCATGAGTTTAAGTTCACCAAAAGCGAAAGAGCAGGCAAACGACACATAGAACCTGATTCCTTCGAGGATATTAACATTAGCAATCGCTCGATATAGTTTTCTTTTGAGTTCATACAGAGTATCTTTAGCTGATTCTACACCCTCAAGTTGATGCTGCCACTGCTTACCTGAAGAATATTCCTGTGCTGCTTGGATGAAATCATCGTAAGCACCAGTTACACTCTTAGCGCGTTCTATAATTTTCTCATCATCTAGAATGGTATCAAAAATATCACTAGGATCAGCATAAACATTTTTGATAATATAAGTGTATGAACGGGAATGGATCATCTCCATGAATTCCCATACTGTCATTGCTGCTTCAAGTTCTGGAAGAGAACAGTATGGAATAAATGCCATACCAGGACCACGACCCTGAACAGAATCTAGAAGAATTTGGTATTTGAGATTAGCAGTAAAGATATGCTTTTGCTCCGAACGAAGTTGTGCATAATCTGCACGATCCTTTTGGAGGGAGACCTCCTCAGGTCTCCAGAAATATCCCAGTTGAGATTGAGTTAGTTTATCAAAATCAGGATACTTGTAAGAATCGTATCTTTGGACTCCAAGAGGAGATCCAAAGAACATGGGTTGCTTTTTAGTATCGACTTTGCTTGAGTTAAAAACTGTCATTCCTTCTACCATGGGTCTCCTCTAAATTTTACATGAATCGCAGTCGTCTTCTCCTTCTAGGAGTTCACTAATCAAATCGTCCACACTGACCGACGATTTAACTTCATCATCACCATCCTTCTTAGCATCATAGGTATTCTGATAGTAAGAGGTCTTCCAACCATACTTGTATGTATTGAGGAAGTCTGTTGCCATCACTGACACAGGAACTTCATTATCGGCATAATTTTCTGGATTATATGACCAGTTTCCAGAAATCGCTTGATCGAAGAACTTTTGCATAACAGCAACAATGTTAATGTAACCAGTATTGCTAGGCATATCCCAAAGAAGCGTATAATTGTTCTTAAGAGTTGAATACTGGGGAACAATTTGCTTAAGTGGACCTTTCTTCGACTTCTTAACGGACAAGTAATCTCTAGGTGGTTCGATTCCATTTGTTTCGTTTGACACAACGGAACTGCTCTCCGATGGCATCTGTGCGGACAATGTTGAGTTCCTGAGACCGTGAGCCAAGATGGATGTTCTAAGTGTCTCCCAATCATAATTCAATTCGTTAGGTACGATTTCATCAACTTCCTTCTTGTATGTATCGATTGGAAGAATACCATCTGCATACTTAGTACGATCAAAGTAACCACATGGGCCCTTCTCAATAGCAAGTTGATTAGATGCCTTGAGTAGATAGTACTGGAATGCTTCAGTTAGATCATGAACCAGTTTCCATGCACCAGGATCATCATAGTGCTCACCATGACGAGCAAGATAGTGTGCCAGACCAATGTAACCAACACCTAAAGAACGACGGTTAATAGTAGAGATCTCTGCAGCACGAACAGGATATTCCTGATAATCAATGAGAGAATCAAGGCCACGAACAGCAAGATCACATAGTTCTTCAAGTTCATCGAGAGTCTTTAGTTTGCCAACATTAATAGCAGAAAGAATACAAAGTGCAATCTCACCAAAGGGATCATCAATATGCTGAATTGGTTTTGTGGGAAGAGTGATCTCTTGACAGAGGTTGCTCATCCAAACCTTATCCTTGAAAGAAGAGTGGGAGTTACAATGGTCGATATTCATGATATACAAACGACCAGTTTCTGCTCTTTCTTTCAGGAGGTCCAGAATAAGTTCCTGAGCATTGATAGTTTTTCTTGGAATAGAGAGATCTCGTTCTGCAGCCAGATATAGATCGTCAAATCCATCAAGCCCAAAAGTAGCACTAAGCTGAGGAACATTGTGGGGACTGAAGAGTGAAATGTCTTCGTTCTTGATGAATCGTTCATAGAACAACTTGCTGATTTGGATGCTGTAGTCTAACTTACGAACTCGATTATCTTCGGTTCCTTTGTTATTTTTTAATACAAGGATGTCTTCTATTTCTTGGTGCCAGATGGGGAAGTGGACTGTTGCTGATCCTCCACGAATCCCATTTTGTGTGCAGCATCGTACAGTTGACTCAAACTTTTTAAGGAAAGGAACAATGCCAGTGTGCGTAACTTCTCCCCCTCGGATTTTACTGTTGATGCCAC